TCTTCATGATTGCGCCTTGGTTATTAATGCGACGCTACACCGATGGATGCAGCGCCGCAAGTGTTATTTTAGAATGGGATTTCATCGTCTACAGGCGGCGCGGGCTTACTCTGCCCCGATGATGCAGGCGGGCCATCATCGCGCGACTGCCCGCCTTCACCTTTGCCCCCCAGCAATGTAAGAGTGCCGTTAAACTGGCCTACCACAACCTCAGTGCTGTATCTGTCAGCGCCGGATTGATCCTGCCACTTGCGCGTCTGCAATTGGCCTTCGATGTAGACAGTAGACCCCTTGCGCAGGTATTGCTCTGCAATGCGGACTAGGGCTTCACTTGTGATGGATACACTGTGCCACTCAGTTTTTTCCTTGCGCTCACCCGTGGCCTTGTCGCGCCAGCTTTCCGAGGTCGCAATTCGCAGGTTGCAAATCTTTCCGCCGTTGGAAAATGACTTAACCTCTGGGTCACGGCCAAGGTTGCCGATAATGATGACTTTGTTGACTGATCCGGCCATTAGTTAAATCCCTTCATCGTTGCTTTCATCTGCTTTTGCCGTTGCCTCTTGTATATCCGCCATGATCGGCTTGACGGTATCGCGCCCGTTTGGATTGGCTTTCCACCAGTCGCTAAACGCCGCCTTGCCACGTCGCGCCGCGTCCATTGCGCTTGCCTTAATCGCGGCTTCGTCCACCATAGCGACTTCACCCGATGCCGACAAAATCAAAGGCATGATCGTAACCGCCGACCTCTTGCCCTTTGCCTTTGTCAATTGCAATGTCGTTGGCCTGTCAATCCCTTCAACATGCGAAACACGAATACCGCCAACTTGTGCGCCGCCCCATGTAACGGATGGGTCATTGTAGAGGGTGCAGGACTTGCCAATCCATGCTTTCGAGTTAGCGCCCCACATGCCAGCAAGCACGCGGGATGATGTTTTGCACGGCTTCCACGGTCGGTTATTGTCATTGTCAAAATACACCCAAATCGGCTGCTCCGGCGTATCGTGAACCTTGACCTCTCGCACCCGGATAGTGCGCGGCCCCGTGATCAGGTCATCGGCGTTTAGCTGATCTGACTTTGGGGCGATTGCTTTTGTTACGTCGCTCATGTTATCGCTTGCTCCACGTCATACTCCACACGTTCAGTCTGCACCACGACTTTCGCCGCATTCAGGTTAAGCCTATACGCGGCGATTGCGTCCTGCACCTTTTCTTCAAATGCCATTACCGCGTCTTTGATTGCGGCCTGATAGCGTTCATCCGGGGTCACGCGGATCTTCCACATAGGCATCCCACCGCAATACGACACATAGTCAACCCATTCCCAGCCCGTCACCAATAGCGCCGTTTGCAGTTGCAAAACGTGCTCTTTCGGAACGTCATTCGTTGCAATGGTTTCAAGCTGATATTTTTGCCGCCGCGATTTGACTTCAATCCCGGCATTTGACACAACGGCAACACCATCAGGCGAGTATCCAATGGTCACGCCGGGTTCAATCTCCCGCGTGTAAAATCCGCCAGTCGTGACGGGTTCGTAATTCTCGGAATACAGTTCACGGGCAATAGCCTCGTCAGCATGTCCCCGGATTGCGTTTTCCCCGATGTATGTGGGTTCGGTGTATCCCGTGACACGCTGCGCCGCGATTTCCCAGACGTGCTGCCGGGTTTTGTCGTTGTCTGCGATTTTCAGCGTCGGTGTTAGGATCAAGTGCATCTCGGACGCGGTGATAAGTCCAGTGCGCAACGCGTGCCATTCTGGCGTGCCTTGCTCTACGTTGTGGTGTTTGGGGGTCATACCTCACCCCCTGACACTTTGATCAGCGCCTTGGCGTGGGTGATGGCGGCTTCCTTGGTTAAGTGGACAAGGCCTAGCTTAAGGCTGCGCTTGCAGAGCACAGTGTTTTCCCAGATACGCGGATAAGACAACGTCTCCCCCTCCGGAAGTGGTAAGAAATACCTCACCCCAAGCGGCGGCGCGGTCCGCAGCGGTTCCGGCACTTCCATACCGCCGATGGTGATGGTCTTGGGGCCGATCATCGCACGGCTGCAATCGTTCAAATTGCCATCGTCAAGAATAAGGCTCGTCCGTTGGCCCAGACTGTCGATCAGTCTTTCCCCCCGCAAAATAGCCTCAGCCGCTTGCCGTACTGTCAAATATTCCATGTCATTTCCTTCCGTGGGTTAGTGGGCTATGTCCGCACCTTACAGCCTCATGCGAGGGTGTCAAGCGCAATCTTAACAGCATCATCAGCCGAACGCGCAATGCCAGCGCGACCGCCCATTCTCTTGACGGTGGCGATGAATGCAAGCTGTTTGTCAGTCGGTTGCCCGAGCTCGGTCTTACATTCAACGGCCAAGAACTTACCATCAGGCGCGACCCCTATAAGATCAGAACTGCCGACACACAGGCCGAATTTGATCGGTCTGCCGTTCGCATCTGGCAAACATCCCGTATTGTTCCTGAACACCACACAACCCGCCGATGACAGCGCAATCATGCAATCGTTGAGAATGTTCGCTTCACTTCTCGCCATGTGTCACCTTGAGTTGCAATCCATCCACAAGCGCTACCACGATTAGCATGGTTACGCCATCAACATCACGCCGCGCAAGTTTGCAGGTCTCAGCGGTTAGTCCTTGCGCCTTAATCCATGCCCGCGCATCCGCTAGGCCAGCGTCATCGTTGCCCGTGGCGTATATGACTGTGCCTGCGGTGATCATGGGCTAGGTGGCGCGGGTAGTGGTTGCCAAACGGCACCACGCGGCAATACTATTGGGTCATGGCTCCATGTCGAAACCCATCCGCCGCCCATAAACATAATTGTCTCCCTGACCCATCGCGGCAAATTATAGGGCACCCATAATGCAAGGATATGCGTCCCATCCTTCGGCGCGGTTTCAATCGGTTGCCATTGCGGCACAAGATCGGCGCGGATGTATTCGACACTCATGCCATCGTCGTTCATGCGCGGAAGCCTGTCCCACGCGTTGAACCAAACCCGATCAGGTGCTTGCGTCATTTCTTCACCCTATACTTAACAATATCATCATTTGCGCCGTCATGATGCCATGCAAGCGCCCAAACATATGATCCATGCTCAAACGGGTTAATCTGCCCGATGTCGCATGGCGCGGCAAATTGCACTTCCACCCAATCCATGGGGTCAAGGTCAGGTTGCCCGCCGTCATGGTCAATCCACGGGCCAAAGTCGTTGCCCATCTCATTTACTCCCTTGTCTAGCGCGCAACACATGCAACGCCCTGCCCCTGCTATACCCTAGGTCCATCAACTCTGGCAAGGTTTTTGCGCGGCCCTGTTGCATTTTTTTCTCTACCTTTGCCCGCCGGTCCAAAACCTCGGACAACTCGCCGTCAACCTCGTCCACCATGCGCGACTTGATCGGATACACATGACCGCAACCGGGACACGTTGGGCTAGGGCGGTGAACCATGTAGCAGGCCCCGCATTGACGCACGGGAATGGTCGGCTCTGCATTGCCACCCTTGCGCTTCTGTCTTCCCTCTAGCGACCATTCGCGGTCATCATCGGGCATACCGTGAATGTCGCAATTCCCGGCATGGTCAAAGATAAGCGCCGGGTCTTGCTTCATCCGCAACACCCGGCCCCATTTTTGTAGTTGCAGGGACAGTGACTTGGTGGGGCGAAGATCTGACATAGCCTCAATCGTCACGTCCATTTGTGCCGCGCTGGCAAGGTCAAAGCCAAACGTTAGCAAGTCAACGCTTGTCAGGACGTGCAATTCCCGCCGCGCAAAAGCCTTTATCCTGCGCGACCGTTCATCACCATCCATTGCCCCGGATACCATCGCGGCGGGGATGCCACGGTCTTTGAACGCATCCGCAACAATCTCAGCATGTTTGACGGACGTGCAAAACGCGACGTTCAATCTGCCCGCCGCATTGGTCGCGTAATGCCTAACCGCGTCGCCTATCAACACCCGGTCATTTTCCATGCGGTCCGCTAACTCGCCCTTGGCATAGTCGCCCGCCGTTGTCTTGATCCCGGACAAATCAGGCTTACTTGGCGCGAATAGACGATAGCTTGACAGTCGGCCATCGGTGATTAGCTTGGCAATGCTAGGCCCTTGCTGCATGTCATCATACCAGCACCCAAGCCCATCGCCCGACATTTTCCATGGGGTAGCGGATAGGCCGATAACCCATGCCCCGCGCGCCTTGTAGTGATCAATAATCGCGCCGAGTTGATTAGACCCATAGTGAGCCTCATCAACGAAAACCACATTTGCAGCAGGTGCCCTATCTAATCGTCGCGCAAGAGTTGGCCCGCTTGCAATATGGGCTTGTGCAAACGGGTTAGGATTATATCCAGCGGCAAAGTATCCAAACGGGATATCGAATGCGGTGAACGTCTCGGCAGATTGTTTTAGCAATTCATCACGGGGGACAACAAAAACAGCGCGTGAGCCTTTCTGAATTGCAGACTTGATCATATAAGCCGCCATGACTGTCTTGCCGCTACCCGTTGCGGATTGCATCAATACAGCCTTGCGCGTTCTCATAGACATTCTAACGCGGCTAATCAGGTCGGCCTGATCGGGGAATAGGTTTATGTCTTTCACTTAAAATCCCCATCATCATAAATCGGCACTTCCTCGTCATTATCAGCAACACCCATAAC